TACTTGACCGTTGGAAATACACCGATGGAGGGAGTGAGACTGACCTTGGTGTGCCAAGCGAGTGGGGATCAAACTGCATCCTTGTCATTGATTCCCTCACGTTTCTATCGGACGCCGCATTTGCGTTCCGCGAGCCTTTGGTCGCACGTGGTAAGGATGGCAAGCATGATGCGCGGGCAGTGTATAAAGACGCTCAAGATGCAATTGAGAGTGTCTTGGCCTTCGTCACTGGCGAAACCTTTAGAACCAACGTCATCGTCACGAGCCATATACGATATATCGAGAACCCGGATGGTTCGAAGAAGGGTTACCCAACTTCTGTCGGAAGCGCACTTGGGCCTATTATCCCAAGATATTTCAACAGCGTTGCGCTCTGTGAAAACAAAAACGGTAAGAGACAAATAAGTACAGTCGCCACGGCGATGATTGACCTCAAGAACCCAAAGCCATTCGACATGGCAAAGTCATACCCAATCGACATCGGACTTGCAGAATTCTTTGGGGTTCTCAGGGCTACCCCAAAGGTTGCCGAAGCCACTAAGGTGGTTGAGGTGGTTAAGCCAAAGGCCCTTACATTAGCGAGGAAGATCTAATGGACGAGAATAAAATACAAATTCTATTGGCCATTCATCATGAGCTATTACCTTCGGCCAATCTATCAGAATATCAGCGACCTTACTCAGTTCAAGCTCGCTTAGAAACGATTCAGAAACTGATCATGGAGGAAATAGAAAGCAAACCTAAAGCCAAAACCGAAGACGACGACAGCCCATTCTAAACCCAACCAACCGAAAGCAAACAACCAAATGGCAAATCAAATCTCCGACATCCTCGACAAGCCCTCAACCCAGATCGACAAGCCCAAGCCCCTTCCCGTCGGCACCTACCTCTGGTCCGTTCAAGGCTTGCCAAAGCATGACAAGTCGACAAAGAAGCAGACGCCATACGTGGAATTCACCTGCAAATGCCTCTCGGCATACGACGACGTGGACGAAGAGGCCCTTGCCGAATGGGCAACCAAGGCCGATGGCACCATGCGTGCACTGCAAGACTACACCACTCGGCTCACGTTCTACATCACCCCTGACTCCGTCTATCGGCTTCAGGAGTTCTTGGATCATTGCGGCGTGGCGGATGAGGAAAAGTCCACTCGGCAGTGCATCGACGATACGCCTAATTGCCAGTTTGTGGCGAGCATTATTCACTCGGCATCTGACGATGGCACTATGGTATATGCCAATATCGGCAAAACCGCACCGGTTGAGGAATAACCACTAACCCTTGGGAGGTCAGCAATGGCCTCCCATTTTACATGGAGCGACAATGGTCAAACTCCCAGGCATAACCGAAGAACTCAAACGGAGGCCCGTGTTCGATGTTAATTCCTTACTCGGGGAAGCTGAAAACCACACGGAAGAAAGGCTCAAAACGCGGGTCGAAGTGCCACATGACCCCACTGGAACGGGGTCTAGCCATTTCAGCCCGTCGCGAGGGGATGTCAATTCTGAAGATAGCCAGAGCCCTAAACCGCAGCGAACTAACGATCATGAATCTGTTGCGGAGGACGTCATCAATCCCACGCACTATCGGCGCCATCCGAGCGGGATTGAGTGTATCGAAGTCACAAGACATATGAATTTTAATGTGGGGAATGCGGTGAAGTATCTGTGGAGGTGTGATCACAAGCACGCTAGTCCAATCAATGATTTGAAAAAGGCACAGTGGTATATTGATGATGAGATTCGCCGGTTGGAGGGGAAGCGGTGACACCCCTCGTCATCGTTGGCGAAGCTTGGGGTTCCGAAGAAGCCCGTATCAAAGCGCCACTAGTCGGCCCATCCGGCATCGAACTCCTCAACCAACTCGACGAAGCGCAAATCCTCTCCCTAACCGGAGAGGATAAGTCGTATCTCAGGCGTTATTGGGACACCCGAGACCCCAACTGCCTTGATGCAATATGGAGGTTACACGCAGATGAAATATTTCGAACAAATGTCCTCAACTTCCACCCCCACGCCAACAGGCTGGAAACCGTATGTGGTCTTAAGTCAGCAGGAGTGGCAGGATACCCAGCGCTCATCAAATCTGGCTACCTTTCAGCAGAATACGAGTCGGAGCTTGAACGCCTTGCACAAGAACTTGTTTATCATAACCCTAACCTTATTCTTGCTCTTGGTAATACCCCTTTATGGGCTCTGGCAGGTAAGACAGGAGTTAGTAAGCTTAGAGGGACAACTCTCTACTCTACGCACACCGCAACCGGCTTCAAGCTCCTCCCCACTTATCATCCCGCAGCCGTGCTTAGACAATGGGAATTGCGCCCAACCGTAATCATGGACCTAATGAAAGCCAAAAGGGAATCAGCCTATGCCGAAATCATCCGTCCGAATTGCGAAATCTGGATCGAGCCCAACCTCGACGACATCGCCAGATTCATCACCGAATATGTCCAAACTTGCAGTCTACTATCTGTCGATATTGAAACGGCAGGAATCCGTGTCACATGCATTGGCTTCGCTCCCAGACCAGACCTTGCAATCGTTATTCCGTTCGATGACGTACGCACAACGACGGGTTGCTATTGGCCTACTAAGCAACATGAACAATCAGCATGGAAGCTTATACGTGAGGTGCTTGAGGATCAATCAATCCCCAAACTCTTCCAAAACGGCGTCTACGACATTGGCTTCCTCATGCGAAGCTACGGAATTCTTGTCAAAGGCGCTAAGGAAGACACGATGCTCGCCCACCACGCGAGGCAGCCGGAGAGTCTTAAAGGACTCGGTTACTTAGGCTCTATCTATACCGATCACGGAAGCTGGAAACACATGCGGAAGAAGCATGAAACGGTGAAGAGGGATGAATGAAGATCATCTCTACGCAGACATCAGACCCAAGTCAGTTATCGGAGTTTGAAAAGGATCAATGCTATAACGGACTGGATTGTTGTATTACTCACGAGGTATGGAACGCAATCAAATTCGGCCACAACGAACAAACCATGGAGGAAGCGCAGACCTACGCCTTCTCCAAGGCCCTTCAAGGGCCAGTGCTTGAAATGAACGCCCGTGGCATCCTTGTGGATCAAGCCCGGCGCAACGAGGTCCTTGAGGAATACCACGACGCCTTAGACCAACTCGAACGCCAGCTAACGCTTATTGTCCTCGAAGGTGTGGGGATGAAGTGGTTTAACTGGCGATCGAATGATGATCTTAAAGCCCTGTTCTACACCCACCTTCAAATCCCGGAGATTAAACGCTATGGTAGGCCTACAGTCGATCGTGATGCTTTGGAGAAGATGGAGCAATACACCGTTACCAAACAAATCATCGCACATATGTCCGCTATGCGAGAATTGGCAAAGGATATTGGAGTTCTCAAAACCGACATTGATACAGATGGCAGGATGCGGACAAGCTATAACATCGCTGGAACTAATACCGGAAGATTTAGCTCGTCTTATTCCGAATACGGAACAGGCGGGAACGTACAGAACATCAAAGAGTCTCTCAGGTCTGTATTTATTGCTGATCCCGGATTCAAATTCGCCAAATTCGACGCAAAGTCCGGCGAGTCCTACGTCGTCGGCGCAATAGAATGGAATCTGTTCAATGATCCGACATACCTTGACGCTGTCGATTCCGGTGACGTGCATACAGCCGTTGCAAGAATTTGTTGGCCGGAACTTGGGTGGACTGGCAATCTCGCCCAAGATAAGGATATCGCTGAGACGCCATTCTATCGTCACTATACATATCGATTTATGTGTAAGAAACTTGGCCACGGTTCGAATTATGAAGGTCAGCCTACAACACTTGCTCAACAGTCAAAGCTTCCGGTTAACGTGGTTAGGCAATTCCAACCGAAGTATTTTGGTGCGTTCCCGGCCCACCTACGGTGGCACGCATGGGTCAAGGCGCAGGTATGGGCTAAAGGCTATATCGTCAATATCGCCGGACGGAAGCGATGGTTCTTAGGTCGACGGAATGATGCGGATGTGATTCGCGAAGCAATTGCTTATGATCCGCAAGGTTCCCTTGCCGACATTGTTAATCAAGGCATGCTCAACACATGGCGCCAACGCCCAGCCATACTCATGGCCCAAGACCACGATGCAACAACATGGATGTATCCGGAGGAGATGGAAGATGAAGTTGTCCCAAAGCTAGAAGCAATGCTCGCGGTGGAGGTGCCGCTCAACAACGGTCGCCTTTTGGCAATTCCATATGATTGCCAAATAGGTTGGAACCGAGGGAAATATGATGCACGGAAGAATCCCAACGGACTCGTCAACTACAAAGGGCACGATAATCGCCAAAGACAAACGGAAGCTGGAATCTTGGATAGACAGTTTCGTCGAGCAGACAGGAAATCTAGATAGCCCGCTGCTCTTTCGTAAATGGAGTGCGATCTCGACCATCGCAGCCGTAGTTGAACAAAAGGTTTGGGTACGGACATCACGTCCTATGCATCCAAATCTTTACGTATTAATCCTCGGCCACCCAGGCGTTGGCAAAACCCGAACCATACGAGAGGCACGATCCTATGTCATCGATCTTCCTGATTTCCACCTCGCTCCTATTAGTCTTACTTTTGCTTCTCTGGTCGATAGTTTGGTACAAGCGAAGCGCTTCATGGTTCGACTCCCTGAAGCACCTTTGGAGTATAACAGTATGTATATTGCTGCTGACGAGCTTGGGGCTTTTGTTCATAAGCATGAAGATGACATGATTGCGGGACTGAGTGCGTTCTATGATCCTGATCCGTATACTCAATCCCGACGGATGTTTAAAGGCGACAATATTAAAATCAAATCCCCCCAACTCAACATGCTATGTGGCTCAACCCCATCAAACCTAATGAAGTTCATGCCTGAGGGTGCTTGGGAACAAGGCTTCACCTCACGACTGTTAATGATCTTCAGCGATGAAAGGATAGTTGGCGATGACTTTGCTCCCAAAACCATCAACCATAACAGTGCCCTTGAATACGACCTTAGAATTATCAACAGTCTCACTGGGGAATTCGAAGTTACTGAGGATTATAGGGATGCGGTCAATAACTGGAGGGCAGTCGGAGAAATTCCTATTCCATCTCACCCGAAGCTTATCCATTACGTTACTAGACGACGAGCGCATTTGTATAAACTTTCCATGATCGCCTCACTCGACAAATCCAATAGCCTCATCCTCACAAAAGCAGACTTCAACCGCGCAATGGGATGGTTGCTTGAAGCCGAATCCGCAATGCCACAGATCTTTAAGGCGGGGGCAGGCTCCGCCGATGGCCAAGCCCTTGAGGAGATCATGTACTACATCCAAACCTCCGACGTTGGCAAAGGGGTGCCAAAGCACCGAATCATCAACTTCGCCAAAGACAAAATCCCACTCCACTCAATCCTCCGTATTGTGGAGATCCTTGAGGGGAGTGGGAAGATTCAGGCGATTGGGGTGGATAAGAGAACCGGGCAGCAGGTTTATAAGGTCATCGGCGAGACTTAAGCTGGTCCCTGATCTGACATGCCCGGTAAGTTGCTAGTGCTACCATCGGCAACCCAACCAATGTGTTAATGACTAGGCAAATCGTCCTGATGTGCTCTTCCACGATTGCTCCTTTGAACACTTGTCGTTAGCCGACTCCCTCTTTGATCCGGAGTCTTCCGCAAGAACAACGCAACGGCATTGATCACCATCACAGCCAACCCATCCCATTCAAGCAAGCGTAATGATATTGTCGAACCATCTTCTCTTATCGCATTGCATAGCAAAAACACCAATGACCCAAGCGATGCTCGACGTAACCATTGAAGCCAAGTTGGTGCCACTTGATTGATAACATCATACTCAGTTAGTGTCATTACAACCAGTACCAAAAACACCCCCGCGATATCAATCCATCCATACAGATTCATTCCTTAGACCTTTCGTATGGTCGCGAATAAAGGTCGAGCCATCTAAGCACACCAAGGCAGATGACCCAACCTCCTAACCCACAAAAGTAAACAATTAGATCATGGTAATCGGTTAGGTTCCAATATCGGGCTAAAGCAGGTCCAGCGTAGTTGGCGGTTAATGCGCCAACTACAATAGTCCCAAGTACGTCCTTCAGCTTCGTGCGACGTAGAATAAATATCCCCGAAAATGCCCCCTGTATACCAATGGCAACGTCTTTAAGATTCAACCCATAGAAATCATTTGGCATTTCCATTCCTCAATGTGGTATCTCCACGTGGGTTGATAGGATCATCATTAGGTCTCGCGGGTCGACGAGGTGAGCCGGGACTGTGATTGGCCAAGGGAAGAAGCCAACCTCACGAAGCAAGAGGAACATCTTCGCCGAGCACACGGAATGGTATTTCTTATGATGATGGCCAGGGAATAGGAAGCCCCATGGTGCGGACCAGTCATAGGGTTCGCCAATGGCTTTACGGGCGGAGGCATAGAATTGATCGGCCTGAGCTTGGGTGACTGGCAGTTCTATCACAATCGCACATGGCCCATAGTTCCGATCGATATAAATCTCCTTCGCATCATATCCCATTGGCCGTTCTTGCATTCCGCCATGGCCGAATTGCCCAATACATGTCCATTCCGGCGTAACGCATTCGGCATGGGTGGGGATAAAAGGCATCCCCACCATACCAGATCGCCAAACGATTGCGCCGCAAGCAAAGCCTTTATGGCGAACGAAGCGAATGCGGATCATAGGCCAGGGACCAAGGTTGCCAACCCAGCGCCGCCAGAGATTACAATCCCGATAAACCCGACAATATCCTTCTTCACCATCGACGCGACTGGAGAGCAAGAGATCATGAATGCGGAGTCGGGTTGTAGGGCATTGCGGAGTTCCACAATCCGCTCGAACTTGGATATAAGCCCAGGATCAGGGAATGGAAGTGGCTGGCCATCGGCTCCGTTGACTGCCTTTTGGCGAACGTTGATTAAGTCGATCCATGCGCCATAGCACGGCCCAGTGACCTTAGACCCTGATGCATCGGCCATAAGTTTGGCGTATTGTAGATCCGGCAGGAGCTTGGCATCGAGTGCACCGATGATGTTCTCCAATGGATCACTGGAGGTTGGGGCTTGACGAGGATTCAATCCCAATGGATCGATAGGGAGCTTGAGCTTATTCTGAGCGAAGGCTGAGGTCGATACCAATAAAGCCAAAGCCAATACAATCCACTTCATCTCAAACCCCCTTCGCTGTAGCAGCAACCTGTGCCGTTGAGCCCATTGTGGTATCAATCTTATCCTGCGCTGGATCGACAGCAATCTGTGCCAAAGCCTGATTGGCCTGAGCATTGACCTTGATTGAATCAATCCCGGGCATCGCCAACACATTCTTAACCTGCGCACTTTGTGAACCGAACATAGTTACAATGCCGCCAAGGATTGAGTTGCCAAGGCTACACACAGACACAATCATATGAGCCACGTGAGGGCCCATGAGATCAGTTAGTTGCGCCGTAGAACCAATCAACGCACCGTTGATAACTAAGATGATGCCGAGGATTTGAATTGGAGTGAGGTTTAGATTCATGTCTGCGGTCCTTTCAGCATTGATAACGCGTTGGTCTTCACACTCGCCGTACGGTTCAACCAACCCTGTGTGAATCGTGGTTGGTGGAGGGACTTATACCAATTGGCCTTGGCTGTGGAGAACTTCTCAATCAGGCCTTTGGCATCACAGTTGCGGATTGCCTGACGACTGACGGCCCCAATACGCCCGTCAGGGTTCACACCAAGGGCCTTCTGCAACAACACCGCTGCTCGATGTGGACCTGCGTTCACTGCCATGTCGAAGTAGAGGTAGTCGATGCCGATTGGCAAATCATCGCATAAGGGCATCCAATACTCATCGTGATAAATAGTTGCAATGTCACTATCACCCGCCTTCCACACATCCTGCGCAAGCAGTGACTTCTCCCTCCTCCACGCATCATACTCCCTCTGTGTAATCCCACGTGATGTCCGTCCGCCATGGTCTGCTGGATCGTCGTCATTGCCGCCTTCACTCTGCAATACGAACTTAAGACTGGCCTGAAAGTTGTCTGTGCTCATTTACTTCTCCTTCGCTGGTTGATGCCATGCAATACCAATATAACAATCACAGATATGACAATGAAACGTGTGACAATAAGCATCGCTAACTTCACCAAAGTCTGAGGTCATAGAACCATCCTCATGTTTATCCCATTTAGCTAAATGTACTTTGTGCGGCCATAAGTTCATATTAACCATGGGTTCATTACAACAAATAGCTTCATAATCCGTCTGCTGTTTCACTTTACTTTTCCTCTCTGGGTTTGGTCGTGCCTTTCAGCGTCCCCCGTGCAATGTCCCCAAATGTCTTGGGGTGGGCTTGTTGGTTAACAAGATCGATGCCGAAGCGAATGGCGTTGTCGACTGTCTTTGGTGCCATGCCGGTGCCATGGCCTAGGGCAGTTAGGGTATCGCCAACGGTCTTACCCATTCGGGCTTTGGTGAATGCGTCTTTGCGGCCGAGATCCTTTGCGGCTTTGACGATGTCATGGAGTGGACTGGAAATTAGCCCCACACCCACATCCTGACCGCTAAGAATACCATGCACAATATCACGAGCATAGAGAACCGAGGAAGAAAGGCCAAGAAGGGATGCGGTTGCGGCATGCTCAAGCCATCCTCGTTTGTCATCGGTAGTGAGGCCTGTGACCCATTCCTCAACTAGGGTTGGCCAAATGACGTAGGCAAAGATGTCAGCGGTGATCGCAGGGATGTTCTTCCCCGCCGCAGTGATATCCCCCTGCTTCGCCAATCCCCAAGTATCATGAATATCCTGCGCAAGTTCTATCCGTCTCTGCATAACAGTACCAAAAAAACCATACACAGAAGTAAGCCAGTTGTGGAGAGCACCTCCGCCTCGGACCAGAGTAGGTTGATTAGTGACCGCAGTCGAGCCGTGAGCTAACCGCACCGCTGCGTCAGCTTCGTCGATTGATGGGCCATGATCTAGTCCTCGTTCTTGGGCATCACGGTAGGCTGCGAGCCATGTGGGTTTGGCGGAGAACATGTCGGATTTGGCTACTAGCCATGAGCCGGCTTGGATTATGTTCTCCCGCACGCCCTTAGCCCCTTCGATCTCTGAATGTGCACCAAAGATCGTATCCTGCCAATGCCGTTCACGACGTTGGAGTTCTTCGCTCCACTTCATAGCGAACTCGTGATTGGCTTCAGTTAGGGATGGTGATCGGCCATAGAGATCTTGGACTGCACGAAGGAAGTTGGTGGTGCCAACTTGTCGGGAGGACATGACAAGGGCAGTTGGTCCGTGTTTGAAGGCCGTGAAGGGATTAAAGCCAATATAGGTGGAGATAACATTCTGCCTGAGGAACTCAGATATCTGTCGACCTTTAGCAGCAGCACGTGAGGGGATGGACTCTTGACCAGCAATCGCTTTGAGCCAAGGGAGAAGGAAATTTCTACCATTGTATTCTGCTCCATAGTGTCCGGTGATTGAGTTGGATAGGCTTGGGTCTTTGAATAGCTTTTGTGTTTCAAGGACGAAGCTCCTGAATGAGATATCATGAATCATCTGCCCAATACGGACAGGTGTCATATCGGGGTTGAGATCAAGTGGATAGGCTGCTCCGGATCGTTTCTTTGTATACCCATTGGAAGTACTGATATGGCCGAAATCTCCGTCATCATAAGCCCCATCTCGGATAGGAGACTTACCTTCAATATCGGGGTGTTTAATAAGTGGATGGTACCATCCTTCAAAGTTACCATGTATGTTGGATATTGGTTCGAGGTGGATCTTGTCGATGGTGATGCCATGGATGTGTTCATACTCCTGATCGGCAAGTTTAACGAGGTCGCCAAAGACATCCTTGCCAAGCTTCTGTGCACGGACCCAATCCCCTTGGCGAGTGTTGACCTCAAGCCATTTCATCAACGCAGCAGGGTCGGCACCATAACCTTTGGCGAGCACATTCCAGTTGCCCTTGTTGCCTGCGTTTTGTAGCATAGTGGCAACATTGCCCCGAGTGAAACGAATGAACGGTCTATCGGTGGTTGGATCATTGAACGGCGCTATGACTAGCTTGTCCTTATCCTCGATCTCGCCAATGGCCTGATACTTACGTGCGAACTCACGTTGGAGGGCGGATTTACGATTAGCCGCCGCAGCAGCGGGATAGGTTACGTACTTGTTAAAGACCGATTGCGGATCACGATTACCCATGCGGTTGAGGAAGGTTTCCATGTTCGTCACGGACGCAAGGAATGTCTTTGGCAAATCCTTCAGCTTATCCCATCGGGTCTTGGTGGCGTTGATTGGATTAAGTGGAAACTGTTCCACATGATCTTTCATCTCATCAATCACCGCCTTCCGATCCGCACTTTCCCCCGCTTTAATAATCTTCTGCTCATCCCGTGCGTTCTTTATCAATGCATCAATCGTCTGCTTCGCACCCATGAAGTCATGAGTGGTAAGACTATCCACGGCCGAGAGTTTGCCATCAACAATAACATCAGCAATAGGAATATCCCTATACCCATAGCTCTCTGCCAACTTGGCATCGGCAAATTCCTCCAAGGTCGCTTGTCGACGATCAAGGTTTTCTTGGATATTCTCCAATGATCGGCCAACTTTGTACCCCATTTGTTGGAGGAGGTTTTGGATATGGTTGAGATATTCGGGTTCGATGCCCTTTACGTCAGATTTGCGGAATGCCTTTGCGGCCTTGTCGAGTTTGGCCTTGGCCTTTTCTACATCTCGGGCCATCTGAGCGTAGATGGTGTTGAAGTACTGCGCTTGCTTAGAGGTAAAGGCATCGGCTGGCTTGTTGTTAAGCAATGCCATCTCCGCATTCTTCCCATGCTTCCCTGCTTCCCGCAACCATTTATCACTATCTATTGCCCGCATAGGAAGTGCGTCGAACTTCTCCTTAGCCGCAGAGACAAGTTGGTCCTTGGTGATTGATCCAAATGTTGACCCTGCCATTCCTGCAAGGGCGTGAGTCTCTTCGTGGAGTAGGTCGAGTTGGTTTTGGCTGAGGATCTGATCTTTAGCCTCCTCCAGAATGTTCTTTTCAAGGAATCCATGTTCGACTTCCATCCTGCGGGCAATTTCTACGTCGATCAGATGACGTTGGAATCGCTCTCTGCCAAGGCCTGTGGCTTTGCGGGTTTCGTTAAGTCGTATAAGGCCAGCGACCATTTGGTCCCCTGTTGGATAACCAAAGAGATGGGCGATGTCGTCGGGTTTAACCCCAGTTCGGCCGGTAATGTAATCATTAGGAAGGGCAGCGAGTTGTTCTTTGGTAAGGGATTCACGATCGAGCTTATAGGTGTTATCGAGCTTCTTCCCATTAAACTCGGCACTGGCCAGGAACTTATCCGCGGCAACGTCTGGCCGGGCATTAATGTCACGGAGTACGTCTGGACGCATTGCTTCGGACTTGGCTTTCCAATCCGAGGTTTGGCGCTTGGTTTGATCGGCTAGGACTCGACGGGAGGACGCTGCCAAGTCCGACGCTTGGCGAGCTTCGATCAACTTCATATACTGTTTATACTGCGGAATGGTCATCCCTACGTCTTTAGCCGCACGGAATGGTGGGGCGACCTCGGTGCCAGAGCCGGGTTCCATTGGTGCGGATAGCATAGGCGTCACATCAGGCCCAAGCTGCTGCCCACGATCACGAACCTCACCAGATTCAATCTTGCCAAATAGATCCTGATACGTAGGCTCAGCCCCAAGCACTCGACGGAGATGGCCTTTGATTGCCTCGATTAGTTGATCGAGCTTTTCAAATATCCGATCCACAGCAGTGAATGTTGCTGGATCACGTTGGCTCTTCTCCGTTCGCCAAGTGCGGAATGCCTCGGCTACGGATTCCTCGAGCTTGCCTCTAGAGTCTAATGTCTTATAGCGTTTATCAATATCAAACCGTTGATTCCAACCTTCGGCTTCGGATGCGGCTTTAAGCACTCCACGTTCTTCATCCGTGAATCTGTCCCACAATCCATGTACAGCTTCGTGGCTGAAGATCGCCGCTGGGTCATCCGCACCGAGGGAGATCATGATCAGGTTGCGGCCATCTTGGAACTTTTGATGCAGACCTGATGCTCGGCCACCGGGGTATTGAATGGAGTCGACGAAATTGACTTTAGTTGACCGTGGAAGGATTCGGTCCGCATCGTTGAGGATGTCGTTGATAGTTTGGTTTTCAACCCTAGTGCGATTCTCACCGAACTTGGCAAAGACGTTATAGCCAGGGTATGGTTCGACCCAGGTTCCGGTGGTGAGGTCGCGGAATTGTTTATCGGTGGCGGATGGGTCGTGATCGAATTCAGAGAGTTTGATCCTGGGAATTGCAGAAGGTGCGCCTGTGCTACCTGCGGTTTCTCGTGCACCAGAGACTCGATGACCAGTTATATACTCCGCATTGGGAAACTCAGTCTTAATCTGACGAATCAGTGAGCGCATCAATGCGCCACCAAAGTTATTGGGGTTGTAGTATTCTCCAAGGCCATTGATCATTTCGACATAGAGATCTTTGCCACCCTTTTGTTCGGAAAGGTTGAGTGTGCCAACAGATTGGCCATTTTCATTAACCATGTCGAAGTCATGGAAGCCTTGAAATGCACGAGCATTCGAAGCAGCCATCTTGCCTTCGTCTGAACGTCGCTGAAATTCAGATCGTTGACCTGCGTTCAAAGTATTCCAATCAAGCCCTTCAGCAGCGGCTAGTTCATCGGGGAAGCGATCATCACCAACATCACGCGCTAGTCGCTTAAGCTCTAGCTTCCTATCCCCGATTGAAAACATCGGCTCCATGCCATTAGCCGCACGGACTACGGGGATGGTTTCGTCTACGGTTGGGATTGGAGGTGGGGCGACCTTTAGATCCTCGGCTTCCTTCGCCGTAATCCCCTCAGGCACAACCCGTAGATCATCATGCAGCGCCTTATGCACCTCTGGATCAACCTTGGCAATCCAGTCCGCCATTGGGACTGTGATATCCGCCCCTGTTTCCTTAGCCACCTCAAGCTGCTCTGCAAGATTCGGCACCCAGCCTAGAATCCCGTCGTCAGCGCTAGGAAGCTTATCACCGTAAAGTCGTAGAGCCGCTTCACCACTAATCCCCATGGTCGCGCCATTGGTGTGTTGGTCGACGAAGTCACGAAGGAGTTCAGGCGCACGCTCACGACCAGGGACAGCTTGAGCGTCTTTGATCTTTTCATCAAGCAGGTCGAGTGCGGATTGGTTGAGTTCGGTTTTGAGCTTGTCGATCTCGGGGTGAATGCCTGCTGGAGGAACCTTGTCTGAGGCAAGCCAAGGACGGGCTTTGTCAAGGACCTGCATTGGGCCTTCGGCTCCGCCACCAAGGCCTTTAACCCCGATATCGCCCCGCATCATGGAGTATTCGGCCATGCCAGCTACATCGTCAGCGAGCTTCTTGCCGCCAACGGATTCGAGCATGTCGTGGGAGGCGTGGATTGCGCCGCCGATTGAACGAGATAGGCCCTCGAAGCCAACTTCACCCAAGCCTACGATTTGGCCCAAGGCTCCGTATGCGGCCGTTGCGGCGTGACTGCCTCCGGTCATATCAAAGGTTTTGGCAAATTCTTCGTCGGAGCCAAAGCCGGTGTAGAACTTCCGTGTGTTGATTGGTTGATCGCCAAAGCCTTCGCGAAATGATTTGCCAAGACCGGTTAGGCCATCGGATAGTTTGTCGAGTTCGCCATAAGAGTCGTTGAAGATCTGGCTATTGAGTGGATGCCGTTGAACGAAGTCAGCGATGTATTGATTCCGCCCCACGATCACATTCGACGCAGCGACCTTGGTGTTTCGTTCAAAGGATTCAAGGTCGCCAGAGATGATGGATGCGGGAACTCCAGTCACCTTCTCAAGCTGATAGGCTCGTGCGGAATCATCAGGGTTCACATCAGCATTCGCCGCAACACGAGATGATGCGCCAGCGCCATAGATATTGCGGATCGTGCCGGTGTAGTCGAGATCGTCATCGGCCATCGGCTTTGCCTTTGGTCTGTAGCTGACGTAAGACTTGGCCGGCATAGATGCGTTGGATCATGTCGTCGGTTGGCATAATCCCACGTTCGTCTTGGACTTGTTGGACGATTGCAGCGCGATGCTTTTCAGGCACACTGACGTTATAGACTGGATCAGAACTGAAGTTGGACCCAAAGTAACCTGTGCCTGGGACTCGTTGAAGAAGCTGTTGGCCAATCTCGGTTATGGCCTTGGCATCGGCTGGCTTCTTGTTGTCTTGGGCGTAGAATTCTAGAGCATTCTGAAGCGAGCCAACGAATCGATCATAGCCCTCTGTGTCGCCTTTGCGCGTGATTTGGGCCGATTCCATGGTTGGGCGGAGGATTTGAAGGGCGTGCATAACTCGAGGATCGGCCTCGGCATTGGCCTTCTTGGCGATTTGAAGATTGACCAACTCCTTCCTCGCACTCATCGGCAACGCTGCACCAACCACATCCGTGTCCATAAACGCAGCTGGGTCAGATTGAGCCATGCCTTTGAGGCGTTGGTATTCGATCAGGTTGTCTTGGGTCCAAGCTGTGTCGCCTTTGGCATTGTGAGCCAGCACAGTCATATATCGGCGTTTGTCACTATCCTGCATCTTTTGCCAAGCGGCTTCGACTTCAGGGCCTTGGCCCTTCAACTCCTCAACAGTGGTTGGGATCTTGCCGCCTTTGTCGCCACCGATTAGGCCACCTTCAACCGTCTGGCGATTCTTATAGTCGTCGTCTCGTTTGGCTGCGAGGGTCATGTTGTGGTCGGTGATAATACGCGACTCGGCATAGTCAGCAAGGAGGGGATCATTCGGCGATTGCTGATCAGCCTTAGTCCGACCCGAGGCGATTTGATCCTGAAGCCCTGCATTGCGGGCTAGGATGGCGTTGGTGTTGCGTAGATAGCCTGGGACTGTGGTACCATTGGCATCCTTGGCATTGCCGGCGTCTGCTACGGACTTGCCTGAGAACCACTTTGAGGCGGCTTCGTTAAATGATCCGCCATCGGTCATGTATTTGCCAAACACGGATTCAAATAGCTTATCCTGTGCACTCGGTGATTGTAGGAACTCCTTCCCTGTCATCGCTGGCATTCCAGCTTGTTTAAGAAAGTCTGGCAGAAACTCCTCCATCACTTGGTATCGACCAAGGGCCCTTCCGTGCGATGTCTGAACTCCAAGCGATTGGTAATTGTTACCGCTTTCGAAAGTGCCGATTGCAAGTTTCGCTTGTGGCATTGAAACTGGCTTCGATCCCCAGCTAAGATCGCTACCCGACATAACCTCGCTAGATATATTACGTGCACCAACTGTGTGAGTAGCGTCGCGGACAATCGACGTGAGCCGACCAATGTCTTCACCATTTATCTTTCCGTCCTTTGTGGCTTGGCTGAGAAGCTTATCTGCCATGAAGGGTTGTTGTCTGGCGAGCCCGGTAATGCGGTCATACCACAGGTCGGAGACGGCTTTGTGGTTGGCATTGTCGATGGTATCTTGATCGGCACCCTTTTGTTGCCATTGCGCCGTGGTTTCTTTGATGGTCGTGGCGACATGTTCTTGGAAGCCTTTCTCATCGGTTGGGTCTACGAGTGCGGCGTTGCGGGATGCTTGGACTCGGGCAGCGGATGCGCCGATGGAATAGCTTTTGTTCTCAGACGCGGCATGGCCAGCACCATTGAATATGGTCCGACCCATAGTTGAGAAGCTTTCGCTTTCGAATAGCTTCTGGGACATTGGGTTGGATAGGCCGTTTTGGATATCGAGACGGGTCTTCTTGAGGCTATCAATATAGCTTGGATAGGCCTCAACCGCGTCCTTGCCTTGCAATGCGCTGAAGTCCGCATGTGCCTTACCTGCTTGCTCGGCATAGTTGGCTGCGGCGGCATTGGCTTCGCTGTGGTTTTTGAGTTGCTGCATAGCATCAGCACGTGACCAAAGCTCATTGCCAACCTGGGAGAATGATCCGCCTAGTTCGGTTAAGGCCTGGGCTGTGGCACCGCCAAAGGCTGCTGTTGGAGTATCGGCAGAGTAGCGCGGAAGTGGTGCGTCTTCAGGACCAACCGATGGTACGCCTGAGTATGGGACATTAGCCATTGATCAGCCCCGATTGTTTGCCAGATAGCCATTTGTCGGATACAGATCCAGCGGTAGAGACTAGGCTGGACATCAAGGCTAGGTCCCCAGCTTGGCTAGCATTGGACGATGCCATTGTGTAGAGCCCAGCTTGGTTGATGTCTTCGACGGATTTGACGTTGTAGTCATATGCGACCTTAGACGCATTGGCCCGGATTTGATCCATATCCATCCCAGTGATCTTACGTTGGGAGGCTTGAACATCCGCATTGGAACCTTTGTTCACGTCAAAGCCTGATGCAGCTTGGGTGGCTTTGATATGACCTAGTTCCTGTGCGCCCTTAAGGCCTTCGATTACTGCCTGCTGTTCGCCTTTATTGATTGCGTAGTCTGCATTCTGTTTGTCGATGTTAGAGTTGATCTTAGCTACCTGAGATTGGTAGTTGTACACCTGCGACTGGGCTTCATAGGACTGCTTCTTGCCCTCACCTTGCAGAATACCACCAATCAAGGTGCTAGCAAGTCCAACACCACCAACCATCGGCCCTGTCATTATACTGTTCCTATTTCAAACGGGACTAGTTCGCCAATGGGGGATGTGAATTTGGCACCGAGCCATTTGAGCCAACGCTGGGAATTGGGGTTGGTGCGGACGCAATGGCCGATGATTAGTGGGTATTTGGTGAGGATCTCGTCGATGACTTCCTTCGAATGCCGAGCGAAGACGAACTTATATCGATCGAGATTTGGGGTATCGATGAACCAAAGATAGGCAGCGGAGCAGATTAAGGTCCCAGTCACGATGCCGAATATGCAGATGATGTTGTCGTCAACCTCAGCAGCCCATACACAGGTTGAGCCCTGAAGATATTGAACGATAACATCTCGCTCGGCATCCGATTGTGGATTGAGACTAGGCAATAAACCCAACCGCTCTGACCGTGGTATGAGATTGATAGACTTAATCATCCCCCAGTCCTCTTGGCTTGATGTTCGTCTACGTTCAATATGACACCTAAGAGTGTAGCGGGGTATGGATTTGATTGACGAAAGCAGGTTTGGCCATAGACGGTATAGGTTGGGTCGAGGATAGATTTGGCATCGCCAGTGACGAGATCGGTAATGGTTTGGTTTGGGAGACCAGTTAGCATAGAGCTAATATTACCTCGAACTAGATCCTTCATCGCGACTAGGGTTGTAAAGTCTGAGCCAGTTTGCAGCCCAAGGGTCTCAGCCACACGCGCGTCTACGTCTTGGATCTTCTTCACTCGACCTTGAATGGTTGGTTCGCCAAGGTCGACTGCGAGGGTTTGGAGATCACACGTATAGCCAATCCCAACCGTTACCTTGGAGGCTGCAACTCCGAGGGTAAACTGTCCGCTAGTTGGCATAACAAACGGAGTGATGATAATTCCGTCCGCAAGACCAGTAACCGTAAGGCCAGCTAGATGTTCAGCACCAGAGAAAGAAGTAGTAGGACTGCCAATATACTGAAGACCGGCGTCGACACACCAAGCATCAACAACTCCTGCGGTGAAGATTCGTTCGGCAAAGCGCTCGATGTATTGGACGGTGAAGCTGTTAACGGTTCGCTGGACGATTGTGTAAACGGCATCGACTGTGCCTGCGGGGGTGGATTGCTCGGTGATGGTTGCGACGGATTGGAATGTGCCAAGTGTTGTGGAATGGGCCCAGCCAATGAAATCCTGTTCCTTAAGGAAGGTCAGGGTTAGCATTGTGCCATCGTTGCGAACGGCCCAGACCATTTTGAATGGTTCTTCAGCCCATGCCCAACCGGTTATGTTGAAGCCGTAGAAGAGATGCGAGGCGAGTATGGAGATGTCTGTGCCGGTGTAGACGTTGGCGTAGATGTTGTATGAGGAGTCACGGACGATTGAGCCTTTGGCTTGGACGTAGAGAACGTCATAGTTGGAGATAATGGGTTGGACATCTGATATGCCATTGAAGCTTTGAGCATTGGCGACTAGTGCAGTTGGAGTGATGGCAGAGCCTGGGGACCCACCATTGATTAACCATGAAGCACGATCGGTGAGGGCCAATAGGCCAGTGGTTTGTGAGACTAAGGCTTTGATTGTGTTAAGCTGGCCTGAGACAAGCGTTGCGGTTATGGAATCTGTGGACTGAGCAGGGCTTGAGACGTTGAAGTTGTAATAGGCTCCAGGCTGGGACATGTAGAAGGTTTGTGGCGAGGCTGTAGGTCCAGCGAGGATTAGGCGTTGTTGGAAGAACGCTGGGACGGACGGGAATCCGTTGGAATTGGTGGATAGTACAGCAGTGCCAGCAGCGGTGCCAGAGGAGAAGGTAACGGTGGGGACTGATAGATAGCCAGCACCGGAGTTGAGGACTTGGACTTGGGTTACGCCCCAAGTTACATTGGCTGTAGCTCCTGTTCCAACACCTGAGGTTGATAGTTGAACCAAGGGATTGGCCGGGGTAGTGCCAGAGCTTACAAGGCCTTGGTTTGATGGAGCGGTGGTGATTGGGAGCCATGTGGCAACGGCAGTGCCTGCGCGAGTGGCGACTACAAGGATAACGCCATTGGTGAAGGTAACGGTGTCGCCTACTTGGTATCCGGCTCCACCAGCGCCAATGGTTGGGGTGCCTATGCCTTGGAGTAGGGGTTGGATAGAGCCTGCGATTGTGGATGAGGCACCGGATAGGGTTGCTGTGGGGACGGTGGTATAGGTTCCGGTGTTTGTGATTGTAATATGATCCACACCCGCGCCAAGGAACGGATTCTTGGCAATTGGCGGAGTTTGGGCAAAGTCTGGGGTTATGTTTGAGTCGATGAAGGTCACGCCTGGAGCAGTGACTGAACCAATGAACCCAAATGTATTACCCGCAGGGATGATTGCGAAATAGCTAACATCGGCCTTGTAGACGTTGTAACCTACAGCACCTGCGACAGCGAACCAACCTATAGATATAGAACCAGCTACAGTACGGATGTCGTAAGTTGGCCCCGCATTAGCTTGAGGTGAGGGTGAGGATTCTTGGCCATTGGCATCAATTGAGGTGATAACATAGGCATAATAGGTGGAAGCTGGTGCAGCCCCAGGAGCAGGGAATGTAGACACTAACCCTGGAGTGCCTGGAGTTGTTGCACTGGTGCCGATAACAATAGGGAGTAAGGTCCAATTAGCTGCGGTGACTAGGGTTAGGACATAGGGTTGGTAAGAGGGATGGCAAAGGACCATCTGGTTTACGTTTTGGGCGTATTTGACCTTGGCGAGATCGGCTGCGAGATAGGGTGAGGTGATAGTGTAGACACGGGAAGCGGTGCCGCCGGAGACGTAGGCGCCGTAGGCAGTGGCATCGATTGCTACACCGTTGAGATTGGCAATGGTAACAGCCGCACCGACTACGTTGGTGACTAAGAAATAGCGCCCGTTGAGTTGGGTCATGCCAACTATACCAGAGACGAATATCCAATCGCCAATGGTAAAGGTATTGCCTGTGACGGATAGTTGGCATGGATTTGTTGGTAAGGTGTTGGCGATAGGGAATGAAGGTTCAAGAACTGGTGCACCGTTGAAGAAGAAGCGAACATAGCGATCGCCGAACTCGAGGACATAGCCTACGGTGAAGGAGGCTTGGAAGGGGATTAGGCGGACGGCGGTAGCGGACTTATAGCATTGGAGGACGTATTTGGTTCCGGTTCGGGTGGAGGCACCTCCGCGATAGTCGACAAACCAGTTTTGAAGAAGTGCCGCGCCGGATTTGTATTTGGCAAGATCAACGCGGGAGTAGAGCTTGGGGCTCCATTCGCCAGAGTTGAATGAAGCCTGGATGTGTTGTTCACTCATTAGTACATACCAAAGCAATCGCCCCATTGGAACCCATCATATGGCCCAGTGGTGTAGCTATTGCCAAATGCATTGCCCCGGATGCGGATGAAGTCAGGGGTCACGTCGTTGATCACAAGGCCTTCGTTGCCATCGGCAACACGGGCTTCCATGATTCGTTCGTTGACGAGTTTGATTAGAGAGTTGGCCTTATCGCGGGAGTTCTCCTTCAAGGCCATCATCATGGCACTAGCAACGAGGTTGATCCAAGCGGTTTGGAATAAGGAGTCCATTACATTTGGATCAGTGACTTGGGCCACATAGCTGAGGGTGGCGAACTCTTGGTTGGTAAGGATCACCCGCGCTGCATTTGCGCCGCCTTGGACGATGTTAAAGGTTGCGCCAGTGCCAACACCAGTGGTTGAGCCTTGGGCTATTGGGTTGGTTTGGACGCCGAAGTAGAAGCCACTTACACCTGTGCCTAGGCCAACGGCACCGTTGACTTGGTTGAAGATACCAACGGTAGCAATGACACCTCCTGGGGCGGTGAGGACTTGAAGGGTAGCAGGTGCGCCTATGGGTGGACTGCCCGATGGACCCGAGGCTAAGGTGATGATGTCGCCAACGGCATAGCCAGTGCCACCGTTGACGACAGTTGCTGAGCCAGCGAAGAGGAAGTAGTCGGTTTGAACCGCATAGCGAATTGGTTGACCCCACCAATAGGATGAGGCACCACCAGTGACCGCTGTGGTGATTGGAATTCCGCTGGTGAAGCCAGTTTGGGTTGAGGGGATGATGAAAGCCGGGCGTAGGCAATCGACGGGGTATTGGTATTCATAGGCCCATGGAGGTGGAGGTTGGCCTGGAGCCCATAGGGTTGTGGCGGCTCCGGTGTTTTCAGGAGTGCCGGGGGAGGAGGTGATGTAGGTGAGATTGGCTGTCCGCATTGCACAATTCCACGGTGCTTTACGGAGCAGGTCATCACGGGCGTTGGCGAAGATGAGGTTGAACTGAGTGGCTTCGTTGGATAGTGGAACGCCAGTTGGTCCAACCTCACCTGCGGTTACAGTCGTGCGGGTGCCGAGGACTTGTAGCGATCGGTTGCAGATGTCTACAAGCGCGGTCATTGGTTATCGCTTTCCTTGCGTTCCGCAAACGCCACAGTTGTCGCCGCCGAGGCCAGGAGAGCCAGAGGACTGGCCGCCAGATGGCTGTTGACCATTGCCATGGTTGTCACCGTGGAGCCCAGGGCCATTGCCGTCGTAGATGCCTTTGGGCCCTTGAGGCGCCATGTAGTTGCGGACATCGCCAACGTTGGGCTTGCCGCCATCGCGGGTGAGGGACATTAGATTCGCCTTCCGTTGGTTGGAGTATCTTCCTGAAGGGCACCAAGGGTCAAGGGACCAGCAGTAGGCGGGACTTCATCTGGTTTGGTCAATTCCATGTGAGAGTTGTTGTGCTCATTCAGTTTCCGCATCGCTGCATCGTGGATGGCCTTGAGGCTAGGCTGTTCACGGGTGTCCTTCTGGATCTGAAGAAGGGCCGCAATTTCATGCACGTCCATCATAACTTACCTCTTTCCTTGTGAGCCGGCTTTGTGGGTGACTTGGCTTACCATTGGGGCTTTGAGCCCCCGGCCTTCGTACATCGGCACCGAGTTGGTGCGGACTTGCTGAATGCCGATGTCGGCAGTGAAGGCGGGGTTTACTCCTCGGCTCACTGGTTCGGTCTTGGAGCTTTCACTCACGTCTCTAGTAGCTCGGCCTTGTTTCATGTTGACTCCTTTGGTTTGGCAATTTGGCGAGTGTGATCATAGCGAGGCTTGACAGGGTGTATAGTCATCTCACGCCGAACCTTTTCAAAATGACCACCATCAGAATGAAGATCGTGGAGGATTTGCAAGGCGCGGTCGTGATTACGTTCCATCTCTTGGTCAATCTCCTTTGGTGGTATGAGTCCAAGTTCAACATATGCGGCCTTTACATGAACCACATCGTGATAGTAGTTCATGAACCTTCGCATCTTTTCGGGGACTTCCTTTTCGGCTTCCCCCATGGCGTAGAGGGCTTTGGTTACACCTTGGCGGATTGTGGTGAGTTCACGGAAGATGCGGAAGAGTAGGTCACGTTCGGTAACAGAGTCGTCGAGGGTGTATGGGGTTTCGGCGTCTGCCATTGGGGTCCTTAGAAGTTGTTGTAGATTATGGTTTTGAATAACGGCATCATGGTGTTCTGTCCAGCGGTTGAGGGATGAACTAAGGCATTCACCGCACACCCACCAGCACCGACTTCAGCATAACGACAAGCAGAAGCTGAACAGGTGTTGTTAATGGCAGTGTCTAAGTCTGGACCTTGAATAATAGTTGTGCCATTAACAACCGCTGCCTGCGCTGCACGAATTGTAGCCGAGGTACAGCCATAGGCATAGGTCTCGAGTGGAACTATCCATTTGCCAACAAAACCTAGATTTGCCGCAACGGTGAACCAAGTTTGCATAAAGGCTTGGTAAGCTGACTGAGACGTGCCATTGATACCATCAGATTCGCCTTCCATAGAGATAATGGCATTGACTCGAGAAGGTGGGATTCCCTGTTCATTAAGAGTAAAGAATGCCAATGGAAGAAGATAACCAAGCGGTCCGCTGGGCATAAATTGAGAGATCGGCTGACCTGCTGAAGATGGATTAACCCAAATCACACGATCATATTTGCCACCAGCGATAAGGAGATCACAAAGCTTAGCCCACATGGAAGAATAGACAGGCCAGCCTTGATAGCCATTAGCGCTAAAGGTAGAACCTATTTCTGTCCCACCGGTGTTGTTTAGATATGCCTTACGATCACCGGTGAAGTTTATGGTTCGGCAATCTTGTGTGGCTACATAGTTTGACTGTGCGTGAGAGCCGCCTAGGGATTGACCTACGACAACGAATACGAAGGTATTGGCGGTGAGTGCGGCAGAGCTAAGGGTCAGGCCTGAGGTGTTGGTAAATCGTGTGGCCTCGCCATTGCCTGGAGCGGCATAGAGATTAGGCGGAGCGGTGCCTGAGGAGGCGTGCTGGGCATGGCCTGAGTTGAATGAACCAAGGAGTAGGAGTAGAACTAAGAATATGCGGCGCATTAGTTCATAACCTCCCAGAGGTTAATAAACCCACCACCGTTACTGTCATTCCAGCTACAAGTACCTGCGGAGCTTTTAATGCGGACGGTGTAAGTTAGTGGACCGATGGAGGCAGGGAAGTCAGAGCCAGCGAAGTTAACCACAGTGATATAGGTTGCAGCGGTTGAGCCAAATGCGCCGGGGACAGCGGAGCCGACTGGAACACCGCCACGGGCCATTTGAAGGGTGCAGAGGGTGCCTGAAGCTGCGGTTAGGTTGTTCTGGATGCCAAACGACCAACCAACGGAATTGACCGGGCTGATTAGTGTGATTGGTGCAGTGACGTTAGTGTCGACTAAGGTAGCGCTAGCGGTGGTTGATCCAGTAGATGCAGCAAAGTTAACCGTGACACCGTTAAAGGTTTCACCGGGCTTATGAATACCTCGGCCGTAGAGTTGGATCTTACTCGGCGCATTGGCCCATACACCAGAGACGGTTTGGCCACTGTTGAAGTCAAAGTAGCCAAGTAGGCGCACTGGAACAGTGGTGAGTGCTGCGGTGGAGTAGTATACTCCTGCGGATGTGGCATTGGTACAGGCATTGCATGCGGTTGTGGTAGGGAATGAGGTTTCGTCGATGGTGGTTATGGCATTGGCGGTAGCGGCTTTGATTACACCAAGAGCTACTGTGCCAGCGTTGTTGAAGGCTACGATCTCGATTCGGGTTGGGGTTGCGTTGGCTGCGCCGAAGGTTGAGCCAGTCGCGCCTGTGGCAAAGGATAAGGCGGCAGTAACGGAGACTGAAGTATAGGTTCCGGTTGTGGCCGTAGCGTTGCGGAATGAGATCAGACACGGGACCGCGACAGATGGATCGGCACCAGATTGGGTTTTGAGCGCAACGCCAAAGGTGTTAGCCGCGCCTGACCAAGCAAGGGTACAGTTGGTGACGGAATCGGAGTCGTTGACGCTAGCGGATGGGGCTGCATAAGTTCCATCTGCACGAAGGAAGGTGGTTGTACCACCTGGAAAGGGAATATTTCCAAAGCCTCCAGAGCCATTGTTGGTTTGAAGACTGCCTGTGGCTCCACTAGGACCGCCAAAGACACTGAATGGAATCTGCCCTGGGATACCCCCAGCGACTGTACCACATGCGGTCTGGGGGGCGAAGACACCGTTGCATTGTGCCAATGCGCAAGTTGGCAGAAGAAGTAGGGCGAGTGCGAGGAGAATTCGTTTCATTGGAGTAACGTCCATCCACCGGTTTCGAGAATTGGTTTGAGAAGGAATGCGCCGAAGTTGGATTGGAGACGGATAGTAGCAAGGCCAGAGATTGTTTCAGCACCGGATGGGTTGATGGTGTAGGTGTTGGCTGAAGCAAACCCACCAATGTCGACGATGGTGATAGGGACTAGAACCCATTGGCCCGGGATGGCTTGAGGGGTTTGTGGTGTGGCTTTGGATGAAGGGAGGTTGATGGTGACGTTGGCATTGGCATTGATGGTGATTAGGTTAGTGCCACGGGAGATGGCATAGGTCCCCGTGGCAACTATCGGCAACACAGCTTGTTGCGGAACGGTGATCCAGCCAACCGACGGACCAAGGTAGAACCGTTCGAATTGGCGAAAGGTGCCACCTTGGTCGAGGTCGGATTGGCTACCCATTACACTCTCCGTTCAACGGTCTTGGTTGCGGCGAGGGTCATGATCAGCTGTTGATTCTGAGCAAGCATATCGGACATGGTTTTCATGATCTCTGCCATGCCCTCGATCTTGACGACGTTGGCTTGGGCCTGAGCCTTAGCCTGTTCATCCTGAAGACCTTCAATGACCTTTTGGCCAAAGGAAATATCTTCGTTGGGAGTTGTGCCCCAACGCTTGGCGAACTTGGCTGAGACGGCTTTGGCTTCGTCGTCGAGAGGGATCATGTCGGGGGTTGGGTCACCAGCGAAGATGATGTCATCGGCATGAGAGGCATCAGTTCGATGGGCTACGATTACTTCGCCTGCTACGATCTCACCTCGCGGATTGCGGAAGGTCACGTTCCAGCAGTTAGGATCATTGATGTCGAGTTGAAGCGGGACTTTAATCCGGGTGCGAAGCTGCTTGCCCGTTGCACGGTCGGTTTCGTTATACTCCCATTCGTTGTTTTCGACTGAGAGGTAGTGGGAAGTAGAGAGACGCCAGCGAGCCATTGGGATGGTCCTTTCTATAGTTCAATTGCGATTATGGTAACGTTGTTGAGACTGCAAGTGCCGCCGGTGAGGGCAGTGAGGTCGATGTCATACCAATAGGCGGTATTGACTATTAGACCTGTAGCATAGCCCTCAGCCGCAGCACCAAACACAGCCGCAGCGGTGCTGGCGTTATTGACTGTGGCAGATAGAGCCCCGGCTGATGTACCTGAGGGAGCAGCGGCGTTGGCTGGTGCGGAGCCTGTGCCGAACTTTATAATCCAAGAACATCCATCGCTAGCAGTGTTGTTGCTGATGCCAAAGGTGATGAGGAATAGGATATTGCCGGTGGTTTTAGGGGTAATGGTTCCTGCCATCCCCATCATTACGCCAGTGAGTGAAGTGGTACCAGTAGGATTGGCAGGAGATGCAGTGGTTCGGGCTCCAAGGGGATTGGTGTTGCCACTGATGGTTTGTGCCCCAAGCGGCGTGATGCCAATGGCAAGGGCGAAGAGTGCTGAAAGGAGCCGCTTCATTGGATTGTTCCATGGATGAAGCCAACGGTGGATAGGGTTAGGGTTGAGCAGGCGGTGGAGGAGATAGCCGCAGTTATGCCAACGGAGAAGAACTCCAACGGTTGCGGAGCGTAGTTGATTGAGCCTATGCCCCCTGCGGCAATTGGGATGCAGTCTTGGAGATTGCCTGAGGCAGTCCCAGCGGTTGTGGAGCCGTTGGATGGAGCCGTCGCGGAGTTGAAGATCATAAGCCAACATGCAGCGGTGCAATTGGCATAGCTGCCGATTAGATGGCCAGCGGCGATTTTGAGGACAAGAGACGATGCAACTGAACCAGTAACGGAGGATACTGCCGTTGGTGCATTACCAGCAGTGTCACCGATTGTGACTTGGTTGATTTGCATAGTCGATTGGATGCTAGGGCCAACCGATGCGTTGACGACTTCGAACAAGGCGTTGAGTTGGTTAACATCAGGTCCAGCGGAACCACGGGTGGTGAATGCAACCAATAGCAATTGGCCATTGGTCTGGTTTTCCATATACCAGAGGATGTTGTCACCACGGAATAGGATGACGTATTTGTAGGAGCCTGTGTCGGTGTGTTGCGGAGTGCAGTTGCAACCGGCGGAGAAGGCACCAGAGACACCAGCAGTGGCGACTGGGGTAAAGCCTTGGGCAACGGATAGGTCGGCAATGATGGTCTTGCCACCTGAGGCCCAGGTTACCGCACGTAGCTTGCCATCAGTTCCGTCTTCGAAGCCAACGCAGTTGGTGCAATAGGCAATGGCGGTTGGGGTGGTTGGTGCGGTGCCAAAGCCAATGAACTCAACGGTATTGGTTGTGGAGGGGTTGGAGAGGTTGATGTTGGATTGGAAGAAGAGATAGCCTGGGTTCTTGTCGAAGAAGGCTAGTTGGGTTTGAAGTACGGTGAAACCATTTGCGGTGGTGCCACCAGCGAGAGTGGTTTGGCCCACAGCGTTGGATGCAGCCACACCACCATTGCCGGTGGATGGGGTTAGCCAACGATTGATGATGTTGAGTGTGCCAGTGGAGAAGTCATCAACGAAGAGTTGTTTGGTTTGATCTGGCCACTGTTGTAGCCATCCGCCATTGGTGGTTGGGATGACGCCGATAGGGACGCCTTGGGTTCCGTTGGAGAATGTGCCCGCGATTGGGTTGACGGGCACACCGCCGGGGATTGGGAACTGTTGGGCGAGAAGGGGTACGATTAGAGCGAGGGATAAGACCAGCCCCGCGATTAGTTTCTTCATTTGATCCTCCGATTTCTAAGTTCTCGGCTAAAGGGGAATAGGGTGGCTCCGGTACTGACTAAACTCTGGTCTCGGGTCAATAACCCATGGTAGGAGATCAGGTCTGCGGTGACGGATAATAAGGCCAGAAGGGCTAAAGCCACGTAGAGAATGACCGAGAACGAAGCAACAAATGAACGCTGTGGTTGGGGTATAGAGTGGGAAATAGAAGGTGGCGAGGATGGCAAATCCCCAAACAGCCATCGAAGGATACCATACCAAAGCGCAACCAAGGGCGGTGAACGGGATGAGTGCGGCGAGTCCGAATTCGAACCAGAGTTGTAGGTAGTCATTGTGTACATACTCCGGGTGCATTAGATTAGTGGGGGTTAGGATGTAGATACTGATGAAGGAGTTTGCGGACCAACCGAACCAAGAAAGGCCATGGATTGCTGAAGCCCAAATGGTTAGGCGCTCGATGTCGGATGGGGAAGTTGGGGCAAGGATTAGGAGAATGGCGGTCAGAGCGCAAAACACCCCAACGGACCAATGTAGACGTGGGGCTACGCCACAGGCGAGCACAACCCATCCACCTCGAGAGCCGCTAAGGATTAGGCCTGGGAGGAGGGATGGGATGTAGAACCATAGGCGATGTTGAAGTAGGCAAAGAATGAGGAGTGCGGATGTTGCGCCAAGAATGGTTCGGTTGTAGAGCAAGCCAGCGACGTTGCCTTTGTAGGCGACGGGGATAGGGGCGTAGCCGAACCATTGGAAGATGGCGATTGCGGAGGAGATGGATAGGCCATAGGCTAGGCCCTTGTAGAGTGGAGTTGGATCCTCAGTTGATTGGCCTAGTTGAAAAGATAGACCCCACAAGACTACTAACATGACGCCGAAGATAGTGTCATCGACTTGTGGGGTCCACAAGGTGCCAAGGATGGCAAAGGCAATGAAGCCAAACCATACTCGGGAGATGGGAGCGTAGTGGAGAAGGATAGGCAAGGCGAGGCATAGCACGGCCCATTGCGTCGGGATTGACGCCCCAGTGTAACCTGGGATGAAGCAAACGGGAAGCAATAGGCCGAAGTAGAACATCAGTTCAAGCTCGGACAGAAGTAGCCGATCTTATTACCCGAGGCGGAGGTTTGGGTAATGGTCAGGGCGGTGGTGGAGGTGGAGTAGGTCTCAGCAGCGAGCACAGCTTGCCAGCCTAGGATACAGGCTGGGGCGGTGACAAAAGCAGTGCCGAAGACTACGGTTGCGGTGGTGGCAGAGGTGCCCATGGTGATGACACCGGAAGAGTCGTTGCCAGCAATGGTTGGGGTACCAGTGCCGGTGATTGATGGCCCAGGCCGAGGGGTGGAGGGGAAGAGGAGATGGCCTGGGAAGTAGACACCGTTGTTGGTGTCTACGGAGAATGCGCCGGTGGTGTCTTGGCTAAGCTGAAGGGCGCGAGTGATGGTTTGGGCGAGGGCATAGCCTCCGGCCAAACAGAGGATGAGGATAGATGGGAGTAGGTATTTCTTCATGGCGGTTACCTCAGTTCATACCATTTGGTGGTTCCAGCGGAGTACTGAAACTCAACCGATGTTTTAGCCGTGATGGTTTGGGATGCATAGGTGGTATTGAGGGATGAACCTGCCCCTGCTACAACAGTAACCATTGAGGTCAAGGTTGTGTCAGAAGCAACTGTTACAATCTCACCGTCGAATGGTCCAACGGGAAGGTTAACCGTCCATGTAGTAGGGGCGGTGCCAACCCAGTAGACTGTGGAATTGGCTTGGGTCAGAGTAGTGGTTGGGTTGCCTGAAGCTGATGGGACAACCAATAAACCCGCTCCATTGCGCACTTGATTGATGCAAAGGAATTGAGATGGTCCACCAGGGCCTTGACCGGCATTCCAGCATTCATTGCCAGAAATAGCATTCTGAGTGACTTGCTGAGCAATGGCTACAGAGGCTAGGGCTACTGCAATAGCAGCCCCACCGAGGAAGAGTTTGAGGCGTTTGTTCATGATTGCCTCTTAGTTAGCAACAGTGATGCCGGCAGGATATCCACCCATTACAGCATTGCTGGTGCTGAGATAGGGCTGATCCATACGGTCAAGGACGATGTAGGAAGAGACGGCACCAGCAGTGGTTGTGGCAGCACCGATGACATAGCTCAATTGCAAGAAGCGAGGCATGGCGATGCCAGCAGGCGGGCGAGGCATGTCCATATCCATAAGCCGTGCGCCTGCTACGAGGGTGGCAAGAGCATAGGCAGGCGAGACCCACCAGTCAGAGAAGGCGTTAGCGCCACCAGAGCCGTTGTCGGTTGCGCCTTGGAATTTGACTTGCAGCGTTGCGGCGCCAGCAGAGGCGACGGTGGTAGTGATTTGGACGAGGATCTTGAGCGCTGGATCGTCGCCAATGCCAATGTCTCGAGCCCCAGAGAGGTTGGCGAGGACAGGAATGCCAGCCATGTGGAGATCGATGGAGTTGGTGGAGACGATGGTTGAGGCAACCGCAGCGACTGATTGGGCGTTGGAGAATTGAAGTAGTGCGTCGAGAATCATGGGTTTGCTCCTTAGACGATTTGCGCTTCGTTGTTGAGGATCGCGTCACAGGTGCGAACCGGGATGCCGCGGAAGGTGGTGACGACCTTACCTTGGAATTCCTCGAGACGGAGCAGGACGTTGGTCTTGTTCATCGCTTGGAGATCAAGGTAGGTGCGGATGACACGATTGGCGTACATGACAACTCGGCCCATGTTGGCTCGGATGTCAGGGGTGTCACTTGATTGGATGGCGGTTGCTTGGGCCGGTGCGGTGGGCAGGCGATAGAGCGCACGGACCAAGAGGTTGATGAGGTTGGCGGCCGAGACGCCGGTGAGTTGGGTTACGTCGATATTGCCAACTCGGGCGGTATAGCGCCAATCACGAAGGACCAGCCCGATCTCCCATTTGAAGTGATCTCGATAAGCTTGGTAGGTGTTGCCGGATGCGTCTTGCACAGGCCATTCACCCATGTCGCGGTGTTGGAGACCAGTGATCTTGCCCTTGGGGAATGTGGCGTGGGTGGTGTCAGAGCCCCAGGTTGAGATCCAGATGGAGGTGTTGGTTGAGGAGGTTCCGCCACCATCGAGGACATTGGCAGCGGTTTGAGAGTTGGCAGTGTTCTTGGTTGAGTAACGAGGAGCAAAGCCAGTGAAGCGCTCAGGGTTGGTGAACTGATTGCCGTAGATGAGCGTTGCGGCGATCTGTTGGGACATACCTTCAAGGAAGGCACG